CCTTACCGGCTACGGACAATCCCTCTACCGGCCAGCTACCATTCCGGCACTGGTTACCAGTCCATGTGTAGCAGGTGCACCGGATGAGGAACGGTTCACCGAGCGGATTCTCCTGCTCCTGCGGTTGCACCGGTGCAACTTCCATATCTCCGACTGCGTTCATGGTCTTTGCGGTGAAGCTATTCACTTCTCCAGATACTTCCTGTGGTGATGTCATCCATATGGTGAAAAGGAACACTGCCACCGCTATTGCCATTAATGTGATTACTCTGATTCTGTAGCGCATCTTTTCTTTCTCCTTATCTCCTCACTCATTTCCCTTGTTGCCTTAATTGCTTCTCTCAATGCCGACTCCATCAGGTGGTCATCACTGACATCCTGCTTCTGGACCTCTTCTTCCGACATCTCAGATTTAATCATGTACCAGATGCATTCCCTCCGATACTGGCTTATCAATTCATTGAGTCTGTCCGTAATTTCCTTGTCCTTTTTCTTCTCTTTCCATTTTCTGAAAAACATATCTTTTTCTTCTCCTTTCTCTTTCCCGCTTCTGGAAGCCCTCGCCAAATATGAACGTTTCCATCGATACAATCTCACCGGTCTCTCTACGGTATCTTGTACTGTACCAGTACTCTCCGGCGGAATCCTTGTAGTAATCCATGATTCTTCCGTTTTCCTTTTCTGTTGAGCCGATATATTCAATGCTCCGGTTCTCAGCTTCCCAGCCTTCCCGGCACTCCAGGCTATATGCTCTCTGGTATGCCTTCTGCAATTCGCTGTTCTGTATTTCCCTGTACTGGTTCTCCATCCTTTTCACCTTTTAAAGATTTCTTATAAGCATCCAGTGCGGCACGGTAAATATAATATGTAGTCCTGTTACAACCTTCTCTTTTCACAGCATGTCCTATAGGCAATCTTCCGGCACTCATTAAATACTGTACTGTACGATGGTCCATATTCAGCTCTGCTGCTGCCTGCTTTACTGTTACTCTTTCAAGTTGTTCATGCTCCATTGCTGTTCTCCTTATCTTCTTCTGCGACGGTTTCTGAATTTTTCATATTCTCTGACATCAATCATCCATTTACCACCGCCCGATGTTTTCCAGGCAAAGGCCTGTCCCGGAACATGAACATCATTTTTCATATCCCTTATTGAAAAACCCATTGTCCCAAGCTCGGTGATACTCATTACTGGTTTTGGATATTCCATCTGTTTTCTCCTTATACTACTGGAAGTTTTTTCTTTTTCTCTTCTCTTCGTTTCTCCGCTGTCTGTTCAGCCTTTCCCAAAATGTAACCTCTGTCAAAATCTGATAATGTGGGTAAAACTCTTACCAATCGTTCCATTACGCTTTTTTCTTTTTCTCCCATATTCTCACTTCCTTTCTTTTTGTTTCCTTGTAAACACAAACTAGCACACTTGGAAACTTTTGTCAATATATTTTTGTTGACTTGGCAACTTTTTATGTTATAATCTTCTACATAAGGAGGTGATTACATGAATGAACGTGTACGAGAATTGCGTGAAGCTCTCGGAAAAAGTCAGGAAGAATTTGCTAGAAGCCTTGATTTGTCTAGAAATTTTATAAATCAAATTGAAAACGGAAAAAAAAATCTTTCCGCCCGTTCTATCAAATCACTATGCGTTTTATATGACGTAAATGAAACCTGGCTTCGTACTGGAACCGGTGATATGTTTATCGAGAAAACGTTGGATGAACGAATTTCCGAAATGGTGGCCGAGATACAGCTATCTGATGACAGGTCTTTTAAATATCGACTTGTTGCTGCTCTCTCAGAATTTACGGATGAAGATTGGGACGATTTAGAGCGGTTACTTAATAAATTAGTCAAAAATTAAAAAAGAACCAAGGACAATGCGCAAGTCCTTGGTTCTTTTTTTATTTGACTATTTTTCTAACATATGAATATATGCATTTTATAACTTTTATTTTATCACATTTTTTTACAAGTCTTATGATTTCCTTTTTTATCAGGTCCTTTTCCATAACTCAAGCCCCCTTTCTGCCATGAGTTTACCACTGCTTCTCCCCACAGAAAAGTGTTTCGTTTAAGAATTCCGAATATCCGGAGGAATTCTAAACATTTGGCTTATTTTTTCTATCTTTCGCACAATTCTATTCTGTATACAAATCTCTAATTCTTACCCCCATTACTTTTGCTATTTTTTCTAAAGCTCTCAGTGTTGGAGATGTTCTTCCGCTCTCATAGTCATACAGGGTGCTTTCTCCTATCCCCGTCAGTTCTGCCAGCTCTGGCATTGTGATATGTTTCTCCCTTCTGATTTGCCAGATTAGTATTTCCATGCAAACATTTTATCATTGTGCCTGCTGCACATCCACTGGTAATGTATTCCATCTCGGTTTATCTTGACCTTTCTCCGTTTATTTTCTATAATTTTCTTAAATAACATCATATGGAGGTATTGAGTTATGAAAAAAATGTCTTTTATTTTTACAGTAATTTTCTTTATTTTAATTTTTTCATTAAATGTTTCTGCTCATCCTGGCAAAACTGATTCTTCCGGTGGACATTATGACCATTCTACCGGCGAATATCACTATCATCACGGATACCCTGCTCATCAGCATCCCGATGGTGTCTGCCCATATGATAACGTTGTTATTAATTCTGACCAATCATCTGACATTGTATCTACTTCGGATATACCATCAAGTACGTTTCCATATCATGTAATATTGGTATCTCTAGGTTTGATATTAGTTATTGCATTGGGCTCCTATATATTTGTGCGAATTAATTCTGTAAATAAATACTGTTCTACTTGTATTATAAAAGGTTTCCCCATTCCAAACCTTTCCGACATTTTATTTTTGCTTTTTATACCTTTTATAGCAGTCCTCTACTATCTATGCATTCAACTTCCGTTTATCACCTCATTATGGCCAAAATTAAACTGGTTGTTTTGTATAATATGCATCATAATATTTTTTCTCTTCTGTTGTCTTTGGGAGGTCATTCTGCAAAAGAAAAAATCAAACTTTTTAAAACGCCCATCCTATTCTTTGGAAGATGTGTGTTCCTATTTTAAATTAGGAAAATATAAATTATTAGATTATTACGATTTTACTCATTCTTATACTTTGATATTAAAATTTAATTATTCTTCGTTTTCTGATGAAATATTTATATGTGAACTACGCAGAAGAGATTTTCTTTCTGACCCAGTTGTTTTATCTTTATATGCATATGATGGTCTGGTTGATGAAAATTTCCCTTCTGAACTTGACGAAAGGCACAAGATATATTGGGTTAAAAATGGAGAATACTTTCGTTCAAATCAAGAAGACTGTTAGGTGGAGGTTTTAATCATGGCAAGAAAGTTATATCCTGATGGTTTATATAAAACAACTGTCAGTATAAAAAAATATGATGAAAACGGGAATTTGATGCGAGTGCATTTATCTGCTCCTACTAATAAAGAACTGGATCAGAAGGTTGCAGAACTAAAGGCTAAAATGAAATTTGGTATGTTTTCTCATGATGGCAACAAAATATTTGGTGAATATGCTATTTACTGGTATAACACCTACCAGAAGGGACATTGTGCTGATGCCACCGCTCAGAAGTACCTCGGTATCATCAATAATCATTTAGAGCCATTATACAATATGCATCTTTCAGAAATTACCAAGAGTGATATTCAGAATTTAATAAATATGCAAGAAGGACATCCTGATACGCAGCGCATGATAAAGGTCACTGCAAATCAGATTTTCGAATCAGCCATTGATGATGAACTTATTTATAAGAATCCTTGTAAAAAGATAAAAGTTAAGCAGTCTTCCGGGCAGACCAAGTCTCGAGCTCTAACAGACGCTGAAAAGAATGCTATTTCTGAATTAAAAAGAAAACATGCCTTTTCGCCAAAAGAGCAGCTTTATGTTGATACACTATATGTGTCTGGTTTAAGACCTGAAGAAGCTCTTGCACTCACTTTTTCAGATATTAAAGATAATACCATTACTGTGAATAAAGCCTTGAAATGGAAAGGTGGAAAGGGATTGAAAGAACCAAAGAGCAAGGCCGGATATCGTCATGTGGATGTTCCAGCCTGGTATCAGGAAGAAGTGAACTCTTTTCATCTTGATAATAATACCAAGTTTATCTTTACTGGTATTAATGGGGACCTTATTTCTCAGAGTACCTATAAACGTTTTTGGCTCGGTATCTGGAATAAGATAAATGTGAAACTTGGTGGTAAGCCCAAAATTGTAGTTCAGAACGTCGTAAAGGATCCTGGTATTGCCGTCACTGACCTTACCCCATATATGTTCCGTCATAACTACTGTACTATGCTTTATGAGTTAAAAGTAGATGTAAAAGAAGCATCTAGAATTATGGGGCATTCAAATGTTAGAATCACTCTTGATATCTATACCCATCTGGATTCCATAAAGTCAACTATATGTCAAAAAGTTGCAGGAATTACTCTTTAGAACCGTTTTTTACTCGATATTTACTCGATAATTTCATTTTTTTTGTGCAAAATCACAATGAAAAATCGGTCATTTTTTCGAACATATGTATCAAACTCGATACTACTCGATATTTATTTTACCTCATTTGCACCTACTTGTACCTATTATCAAAAAGGCTGTAACCCTTGATTTATCAAGGATTACAGCCTTTTTTCTAGCTAAGCTGGCAACGGGAATCGGACCCGTGACCTCCGCACTACCAATGCTCTTTCTCATTTCTTAATTTAGCTTTCTATCAGTGTTTCACGGTTTTTACTTGATATTACTCGATAATTTTATCATAGTAGTGCATTTTTTATATACATCGATTTATTACTTTTCATACACCGATACATACTTACTCGCTGCTGTAATATATAACCCTGAAATGAGTTTATACATACTGCCGCCACCCACTTTAATAGGTCCTTCTGCAATTGTAAAGACTTCATTCTTTGCCACTCTTCCATAAACAGCACTACTATCCCAGCTTGGTGTTTTTCTGACTGCCAAATTATCCACCAGTACTTTCACATACTTTTTCTTCTCTGGCAGTTGTACCGGTGCAACTGGCTTCGATTCAGCCGCCACATAATCAGATAAAGCGTATGCGATTGCTCTGCATACCTCTTCAAACTTCTGTTCATACAGTGCTGCATCCGGATTATTCACAAAGCAAACCTCAATAAGCATTGCCTTTGCCTTTGTTTTGCGGATAACATATAATCCACTTCCGACTTTTACACCACGGTTCGTAAATCCAAGTGCTGCAATGTATTCGCACACCTCTATAGCGTCCGGATACTGTCTGCCCTTGTATGTATACGCCTCTACTCCATGCCCTGCTCTTGCAGCATCATTGTTGAAATGAACACTGATAAAATAATCAAGGTCAGTTGCATTTGCCATTGCTACTACTTTCTGTAAATATGCCGCCTGTGTTGGGGCGGAATCTACTATGCATGGCACTACCTGCACCCCGGCTGTTGTAAGAAGCTCTGTCAATCTGTTACAGACTCTTCTTGTTTCTGTACTTTCTGAAATAACTCCAATTGTTCCACTTCCTGCTCCAGAAAGTGTATGTCCTGCATTTAATCCAATTTTCATTTTATATTCCTTCTTTCTTTAGTCTAAGTCAATTTTTTCCATAATGGCTCTCGTTTCAAGAACTGTCAGATACTCTTCCATTGCTCTAATCTGTATATTATAAATATTTCTTGGACAAGTAGGGGTAAAATTCAGTTCTCCGGCATCCCACTTTTTAAGCATTGCCTCTAATCCTTTGTATCTGATATCAAGCTGTTTGTATTCTGCTTTAAATCTCTCCTTATAGTCATTGCTCTGCATTAAAACAGATGTTGCCGGCAGTTTGCTTTCATCATATTTCCGGTATGCATCTTCAAAGATTTCTTTAGGGGACCAGCTTTCATATCCGTCTGGATATCTTACCAGATATCCTTCTTTCTTTGGATTCTCATTTTCCGGTATTTTCCACCCACGGTAATTGTTATAATCACCCAGATTCATTTCCTTTGCTTCAATGATTTTTGTTCCCACATACTTTTTCATCTCTATTCTTCCTCCTTCTCTTCTGTCTTTGCGACCTCTTCCACCTGTGATTTCAGATTTTTCAACAGTGGTAATAAAAACGGTGGAACCGGTGCTCCTATATCCTTGATGTTCTCTAAGATACTGATGATTTCATTACATATAATCCATATAGCTACCACACATGCTATGAGAAATGTTATCGGCATTGTGATTCCGATTGTGGTAGCTGCATATTTCAGTAACTGGTCAACAATGGCTCCAACCACTACCAGAATCCACATGGAAATCTTCTTTGCAATTCCCCGGAATCCCTTATAGGAATCTACTCTCTGGTTACGATACTTTGATGCGAAAATACCTGTTGCATAGTCAATAATGTTGCATGCCACCAATAACAATACCGGTACATACAAGATGCCAAGTAGGGATGATAAGAATCCCGTAACCGCTGTTATGATTACTTTAATTGTGTTGTTATTCATATTATTTTCCACCTTCCTTTACTGCCTGTCTAAGTTCTTCCTTTTCTTCCTCTGAAAGTTTTGTGTAGCCGGCAAGAATTTCTTCCAATTCTTCTCCATTAGCCATACGTTTTTTAATAACTCTTACCATGATGTTTTTTACTGGTTTACTAAGCATTCAACTCACCTCCCACTATTTCTGCAATAGCCTCGTCCTGCTCTGCCTGACTGGTTTCAAGTGCGTCTAATCTCGCATTAACATCATTCTGTAAATCCATTGTTACAATTACTTTTTTCTCCGCTGTAACTGTAGCTGACATGAATTTAATGTTTTCATAAATTCCAATTGTCTCTTTATCCGTTCCTTTGACCTCTACTCTTGTCATTCCTTCGAACTGCTCCACTACATCTGCAATTTTCTCATTTTCCAATTCAAAAGAGATGCTATTGGTTGATGTTGTCGTGTTGCACTGGTACTCTTTTCCATTTACATTAATGTATTCCATTCTCATCTTCCTTTCTTAATCTGCATATTTTCTATATGCATTTTCTACGTTCTTTTTGTCGATATAACAATATATCTGCGTTGTTTTTAGATCAGCGTGTCCTAATATTTCTGCCACATCCTGTATACTCATTCCTCTATTCAAAAGATTTGTTGCTAACGTTCTTCGAAAACGGTGTGGGTGTACGTTCTCTACACCGGCTCGCTCTCCAACCTTTCTTAATGCTGCTTCTATCCCGTTTTTTGATAATCTCTCACTTCCTTTTCCATTAAAGATTGCTCCAGACTTCCTTGCTTTTATATATTCCCTTAAATGCATCACACACACAGGAGAAAGAAATACTGTTCGTTCCTTATTTCCTTTGCCAAGAACCGTTAATTGGTTCTGCTCAAAGTCTATATCTTCCAGTTCAAGCTCAACCACTTCTGAAACCCTGCATCCTGTGGAATAAAGGAACTCTACAAGAGCTCTATCCCTTTTTGTTTTGCAGGATATTCTAATTTTTTCTAATTCTACATCCGAAAATGGTTTTTTTATTTCCTTCCGATATTTAATCTGTTTCATACATGCTACTGGATTCTTGCCTATGTACCCTTCATCTGAAAGCCATGAAAAGAAGCTGCTAAAGCATCGTCTTTCCCCATCCAATGTTCTATTGCTAACTGCTCCGGATTGTCTTCGATACGCCATATAGCATCTGATATCATTTGTATTGACTTCTTCAAGCGGTTTTCTCAAGAACCGTATCAGTTTCCTGTCCACTTCATAATATCTAGTAATTGTTTTCTCCGATTTTCCTTCCAGTCTCAACGTTCCTAGATACATGGCAAGCATCTTCTCCGGCATATCATCCACTAATGCTACTTCTGTGTTTCTTTCCTGTACCTCATATTCATTTAATGTAATAGCCAATGCATCATGCACCATTTCTACCACTTCGTTTGGCACCCGGTTTTTCAACTTTTCTACTACTTTCCTTGTGATTTCATTTCTAATATCCATTGTTCCACCTCCTGGACTATCTTATCAGATAGCTCTAAGAGGTGAACTAAACACAAATTTAAGTAAGGCGATAACCACATCGAATATTGGCAGTCAATCAGTTAATTATGCCAATAGCGCAGGTACTGCTACGACAGCCAAGTATGCAACATATGCTACTGCTAAATACAATGGTAATCCTAGTCCATTATGCGTTTCACTGTCTGAATCGCAAGTGCAGTTTGTTTGGAATACATCCGTAATGCGAGTAGATGTCTATGTTGATAAAACGTATATTGGTCACATAGTGACTAATTAAAGATATTAAAATGAGCTATCTTAAACATAATAAATGACGTAATATGCTACTCCCACATTTTTTTCTGAAGAAGTACTATTCCATAACCTTACTGTGAAATTTTTATTAACGTCACGCCCAATGCTTATACCAACTGCATTTGTTACAAGGATTGGTATTTGTGCCACAATAGTTGCACCAGTAGGAACGGATATGCCAAAAGTGAAATCTCTGCTAGCACCTGCTCCAACAGTTATATCTCCTTGGGATTTTGAGATTAAATTTAATTTATTTTGTTTTGTTGCTATAGATTGATTGGTCTTGGTTAAATTTCCAGCAACAGTCTGATTGGTTTTTGTCAAATTTGTGTTTAGTTCACTAATCTGATTAGCCATTGTGCCAGATATGGAAGCATTTTTCTCTCGTGCATCAAGAGCATATCCATCCTGATTTACTGCTGCGCTCTGTGTAATTTTATCAATATTCAATTTTTCAGTATCCAGCTTTTTAATTCCTTCATCCATATGATTTAGGTTTTCTGCTGAAACACTGGTGGTTTTATCCGGATAGTTTTTCCATCCTACTGGTTCATACCCTGCCATTTCTATTCTCCTTTTGGATAGCCTATCGAATCTATTACATTCTGAAGACTATTAAATAATTCTAGTGTTTTTTCATAATAATACTTTGCTGAGTTTTTATCTCCGGTAGCGTAATTTTTTGCTTCTATTGCACTACTCGCTGCTCCTGTCGCACTGCTTGCCGCTCCTGCGGCACTGTTCGCCGCTTTCGTTGCACTTCCGGCCGCTCCTGTCGCACTGTTCGCTGCTCCTGCAGCACTACTCTTCGCTTCATCTGCATATCCACCAGCTTCTGTTACCGACTTGTTTATTAAAGTTTTTGCATCATCTGCCTGCTGCCTCAGTGTTTCCTGCATACCTGATATCTCATTCTGATACTCCTCGAGAGCTGTTGCTTTCTCGGTAAATCCGCTTTCCATAGCAGATATATTCCTCTCTGCGTTCTCCGAAAGTGTCTTGTACTGTTCTGCCTGGTTGCAATAGTCTTCTGCCTGAGCAACCTGCTGCACCAATGATTTGTATTCATTTTGAGATTCAATTATATTCGGGTCCAGGATCTTGTTATATACATAGATTACAAACTCCGGCGAGGTGATAACCGCCCCATCCTGCATAGACAACTCTATTTGGCCAATACACTCACCTAACACATTAATGGTCTGTGTCGTGACTTCGTACTGTATCTCAGAGCCATCTATTACACAATCGTTGTAGCAAACTTTACCATCTGGCTTCACGATGTTTACTGCCGCCACTAATACATCCGACAAGTCGTATATCTTTCCACTCTGCATAAGTGTAAAATGCAGGCTTCTTGTCTTTGTATCTCCCTGTCTTACAGAAATGCGGGGGCGTGTCCGTTCATGATCCAAGTCAAGTCGCATATTATTTACGATATTATTCCTCATAGATAACCTCCTTCGCCCTCATTATATAAAAAAGAAATAGGGGATTTCTCCCCTATTTCGTCTTCTTTTTTGACCATTCTTCGATTTTTTTATTTGCTTCTGCATTTGTATATCCAAGGTGCATATAGATTGAGATAAGCAGATTCTTCATATCAGCATATTTACCTTTTTCCTTTGCCTTAAGGTATTTCTTTTTATATTCTCTTGTTACAACTCCACTGATATCTTTATTTTCTTTCCCGCCTTTACTTTTCGCTTCACTTATGTAGTCAAAGATAGCATCTCTGGCTGCTCCCTTGTTTATAGAATTGTCAATTGCATCATATAGCCTTTGATATGTTTCACCGTAGTTCCATTCTTCCAGGGTACACCATATCTCCTCATCACTCTGTCCGGCTTTTTCTTTAAGGAACTTCTTAGCTTCTTTCTCTGATATATCGCCGGCAAGGTAACCATCCTTTATCTCTTTTTTCACCTTGGATGTAATCTCTTTTTTCTCCAGTCCCTTTTCTTTCAGTTCGCCTTCTACCTCTTTATACAACTCTTTGTCTCCAGAAAGATAAGCATTTAGCATTCTCTCGTATTGACGAGAATCTGTTCTTTTGATTCCTCCAAGATATTTTCCTGTTATGTTATTATAAAGAGCTTTGAAGTCTCTCTCCACATTATAAATTGGAATTCCAGTTATTAAAGAAACTCCATTCACGAACGGCTCTGCCGCTTCTAACCAGGTATGTTTTTCCCGGTAGTCTGCATCTGTTGCATATTTCTGTATGCTTACCGCGCCTGCATACAGTTTCGACAATCCCTGCATGTCCAATCTGTTTATATCATATCCCTGCACAACCGAAAGTACATCTTTAATGTATGGGATTAGCTGTACTGGATTCAGATTATCTATTACATTGTCTTTGTAATCAGCAAGCCATCTCTCCCAATATGTAGTATCATCGTCCTTCTTATCTCTAAGTGCATCCACGAATGACTGTGCTGCTGCATTCACAACATTCGTAATAATATAGGCTTTCAATGTCTGCTTAAAAAATCTTTTACTTCCTGCATTCCACTTACCCGGCATCTCATACCAGTCTCTTATTGCATTTGCTAACATATTATAAGATTTTGTCGGCTCTGTCATGAAGGACGTTGCCATTTTATGCAAACCATTGTTGCTCCTCATGATTTGCGACCTGTGAAGCACGGAATCTACTACCTGTGTCTGGTCGATAAGCTCATCATATCTATCTACACACAATTCTGTGAATTCATCAGAACTGATATCTACATCCGGATGTAATGCTTTTGTTTCCAGCTTTACTGCATTCCACAATACGCCCCATGTTGTATCATCCAGTTTCTGAGCAACTTTCATAGATATATCTTGCAATCCCTCTTTAACAGTATGCTGCGCCGTAATAACCTCTTTCATGGATTGACCTATGGATGTTTCAAAATATCCCCAGGACTTCCATTTTGCAATAGGTACTTTTTCCTGTACCTCTCGCACTTTCGGAAGCTTAGTAAATGCTTTCATAAGATACTTCGTATCCATTACTGCCATTGCCCGGAAATAAGCCGTTGGCTGCTGTATTGCTACTCTTATGTTTGCCGCCACCGATGCTGCTTTCATGTTTCCGACCAGTCCATCAATGAATTTGACCTGTACATCTCCCGTTCCTTCTGCATTGATATCCTGCACCAATTTCTTGAAATACTCCTGATATTCTTTTCCATAGGCTCTCTCTATCTGCGCCTTGACAGATGTTTTTGACTCCAGAATATCTAATACTTCATCCTCTGTCATGTGGTCGTCCAGCCCCGCTTTTTGTCTGTAATTAAACCACTTCATTGCATCTGATAATGCTGCTGTATAGCTTCCATAACTTGCCATATCTGTTACATGTTTTGTAAATACATCAAAGATATCATCCACCACGATAGCATTTCTCGCATTTTTCATGGTTTTCTTGGTAAATCCCTGATTCTTTACTCCCCAGTATGAAGTCTGGTCCTTTGTATCTACAGTATTTCCGGATGTCTTGATAGGATAATAATGCTGTCCGCCGAATCTTCTGTATCCATACATCTGCATTGTGGTAGCATTACCCCATGCGGAGCATCTATTCTGCATAAACTGCTGCATAGAATCCGCCACTTTCTTCTGCTCCGGAGTAAGCTCCTCACATATCTTTCCTACCTCATATTCAGTAAGCCGGATTCCCTCAGAATTCCTATATACCTTTGTTCCAGCTTTGGTTGTTGTTATCACTCCTCCATACTTGATATGTTCTTTTGCCTGATCCCGGTTCTTAAGTTCATACAGCCCCATCATCTGTGCTGTTGTCATCCGCAACTTTTTATTGCCAAAATCAAACTCATGAACTTCCGCATCCCTTCCGGTCCACTTCTTCATTTCAGACTTTAACTGTTTTTCGGTAAGTCCACATTCCTCAGCAATCTTTCCAAACTGAGACTGCATATAATCCTGTGCTTCTGCGATTTTTATTATTCTGTTATTCAGCCCTTTTCTTAATCCATTGTAGATACTTAGTGCTGAATCTCCTAGGCGGTAAAAATACGACCTTGGGTCTAACATATTGGCATCCAGCATATTTTCTGCTTTGTTAATTGCCTTTCCCCTTAAAGTATCATTATTCCATACTTTCTTATCTTTCTTGGACTTCAGTTCTTCAATCGTGTTATCTCCAAGTTCTTCCACGTTCTGTGTACGTTCATTTACATATAACTGATTTACACTGGTGATGGCTCTCTTTAATCCGGATACCAGTCTGTCCAGATATCTCAAGCCATTCATATCCATGTCCGAAATTCGTACACCCTCATTATTGTTCAGGAAATCTGAAATATCATCCAGCAGTGAGCTTGTCTTCCGGTCTCCTGAATTGCCATCCATAAGAGCATTATAAATATCCTCATAATCTCCAGCAATGGCTTCTCTCTCGCTTGATAACTTAAGCTGCATCTGGCTTAAAGCATTGTACCATTTCAGTGAATCAACACTATTTGGATTTGTCCGGTCTGTTGTAAAATCTATCGCATCAATAAAATCCACAACCATTTTCTTTAATGCATCCGGCACATGATTCTTATCTGTATTCTGATTAAATGCAGTTACAATTCCCTGTGCATTTTTTCTAATACGTTCCCGGTATCTTCTCCGCTCCTCAATATTTCTCTTCGCCGTACGGTTCTCTGACTGTGCCGCTTTCAGCTTCATATACTTATCGTTGCTCTGCTGTTTCACCTTTGCCAGCTTTGCTTCGTATGACTTTATTTTCTTTCTGATGTCTGTTTCTGCCTTTGCATCACGATAGGCCATAGCCGAGCTGAGTTCTCTTCTCTGTTCGTCCAGTGCTCTCTCGTACTTCTGTTTCAGGTTATCCCGCTTCGTCTGTTCCTGTGCTTTTAACTTTTCAAACCGTTCCCGGTACTCTGCATTAATATTTTTCCGGTAATCCTGCTGCTTTTTGATAAGCTCCTGTGTCTTTTTTAATACCTGCCTGTTTGTCTGGTCCTGTGCCTGCTCTACAAAAAATCTCCGGTAAATGTCTAATGCAAGGTCATATGCTGCCTGCTGCTTATTCATACCAAAGATATTGTGTTTTGCCGGTTTCATCTCATTCATAGCATCAATCAATGCTATTGGCTGGGCATTTACAGCAGTATCCATATCCAATATATAATTAGAGCTCTGGCACAGCTCATCCCACAAGGAATCTAGGTACATGCCGTCTTCCGAGAAAGTAATGTTTCCGAAATTCATCTTCCGGAATTTATCGTAGCTGTCATAATAATGTGCTACTTCTTTCTTCTGGGCTTCATTCAATCTGATTTTCTGCCCTTTCAATGTTTTACGGAAAGAGTTATACACATCTGCTTCCACACTATCCACATCTGTACTTTCTTCGATAACCGGCATAGCAATTTCCTGTACGATTCTTACCATATCCTCATACGATACATTCTTTGTATCTTTCAAATACGCAAATACCTTAGTCAGATTATCAGCCAGTTCTTTGGCATTATAGGTACTCTTGTATTCCTGCTTTACCTCGGATGCTATCTTACGCATTGTCTTATCGTCAATGCTCACATTTTCAAGTGCTTTAAAGCCATCCTCAATAATAGAGCCCATTTCTTTTTCTGTATCAGAATACTCTTCGTCCAGGATTACCATTAGGTCTTCGTCAATATCTATCGAGTATCTCTTCTCTGGGTTATCTGTAATACTTTTGCCATTATCTGCTCTTCTGCTTCCGATATATTGTTCAGATATACTTCTTTCGGTATCTCGTATGCGAACTGAATCAGTTCTACCACTTCTTCGTCCGTTTTCAATGCGTTGGCTACTCCCACTATTATATTTGTATCTACCCCACAAAAATCCAATCCCTTTATCAAATCCTTCATTGGTTCTGTAATTTTTCTTGAACCTTCCACTTTTCATTACCTCCTCTATATCGTCATGATATAATTCCACGTCATACTGTGCCAGCACTTTGAACTTATTTGCATTTTTATCCGTCACCTTATACAGATAAAAATACTTGTCCGAAAATGCTGGATTAATTTTTCTGCTTATAAAATCTTTACTGTAATTATTTTTCTCTACTTCTGATGCAAGTATAGCATATTCCCTTTTGCTAATGTAAACTTCTTTACTATTTTTTAAGATTGCATCTACATCAATAGAAAATACTGTATCCTGTTCAACTGCGGCTCTATTTACAACTTCCTTCCTACTAGCTTCATTATCTGTTTTATATTCATACGCTTTAATTCCCGCCTGTTTCAGTTTGTCTTTGGTCTTTTCTGAAATGCTATCCGGAATTACAACTGCTGCAACCTCATTGAATCCTACAGCTCTTTGTGGTTTTCCTTCAAAGTACTTTACCGGAATATCTTTAAGGATTGTTCCCAAACGCACAATATCATTCGCTATGTTGCTCGAAATATTTTTATAATATTTCTGCATGCTTTTTTGTATCTTTTCCGGCTTTAAACCTCCCTTTACTGCCTCAACAATATTTCTCCCTGCTATATCTCGGTCAAAAAAAGAATTATCAGAAATAGTTTTATTATTATCCACAATTTCGCTTACAATCTTTTGGTATAATTCTCTTGATTCACTATAGATTTCATCTACCTGCTCTGGCGTCAAATCAAGTAATCTTCCCTCCTGTTTCTTTATATCCTCTATGCTCTTAAAGTCTTTTGATACTGCTGCTCTTACCTCTCCTATTCCTGGTATAAGTGAACCCTCTTCATTCTTAACACCAGCACTTTTCATTGCTTTTACAATGTTTTCAATATTGTAATCATCATGTAATGCCTCGAAGCTTCTCAAATTTCCACTGGCTGTATAATATTCTTTTCCATTATATATTCCTGCTTTTCCAATAACTGGTTCTGCTAATTCCAATGTATATAGCTCAAAAGCATCCTGATTATCCTTAATTGTATTATTAACGCCATCTGTATATGAGTATCTGTCCTCTATTGGTTTTGCTTTTCCCTGTGCAATATCAAGATAGGTCTGATACTGTTCTTTTAATATATTGTAAATTTCTTTATCACTTTCCATATCTGACAGATTGTCGTTAATTTTTGTAGCCCACTTTTCGCCCAATGCTTTTAATGAGGTTTTTTCTCTTATTGTGTCAAGTAATCCCTCTCTCACTTTTTTATCATATACCAGTTTATCTACCGTTATATTTTCATTGTTAAGATATTCTTTAACCGCACCTCGCCCCATAAATGATGGTTCTGCAGTTGGCATTCTTAAAACCGGCTCCACCTTCAGATTATTTTCCCTTATAAATCTTTCTTTTACTTCCATCATTTCACTTAATTTCATTGCTGCCGTTTTCAAATCATTTCCATTAAAGGCATTTGCATCAATATAGTTTGCGGAAGTCCCTATTCGTTCTGCCAATTTGCTCAATTCCTCTTCATTTACTTTATAATCAACTCTAGGAAATCTTGCTGTATAAGCATCTGCGCCAAATACTCTATTATCCTTATTTTTCGGGTCTACAGTTTCCTTCTTAAATAGTACAGAAATATCTCCGTATCCACTATGTCCAATCTGTTTTTTTGTAATTGCGATAGATGGCATTGGAAATCCACCAAGTTCTAGTGCTTTATTCAAGTTATCTTCTTTCAAATTATGCACTGCAATCAGGTCTTTTCCCTCTTCCATGTTCACATCTAGTGAAAATGTTTTTTCCGAATCAATATCCAGTGTCTCAGGTCCACCCAGTTCCATATATTTTTCAGCCGGTATAACTTTTATGGTATAATGTTCGCCCTCTTCTGCCGTTACATTTTCCCGCTTATAATTTTCCTGCGCCTTTGTCAATTCACCCAAAAACATATCTCTTATCCTTTGTGCTTCTTCTGCATCTGCTCTCAGTGCTTTCTTTGCTGTGCTGGATAATACATGCTCATTCAGGTATGATGTGATTTTGTCGTAAACTCCCTTGAAGAAGTCAGCAATCGTCTTGAGAATGCTCTTATGCTCACTCTCTGTCATATTCTCTGACATATATTTAGAAAACGCTTCTACTCCATCTTTATCCGTAAACAGTCCTGCTACATAATCGAATACATATTCATTGGCAGAATCCTCATAAGTTTTTCCTTTCTCTACCGTCTTGTATGCCTTATGATACTGTTCGATTGTATTGGTAAGGTATGCCGCTCCTTCTTTTGTTGTAACATAGTCCAATACAGTATCTACCACTTTCTGCATACCTTCATGATTATATGCCTCGGAGAATTCACCCAATTCATGCACAAGTGTTGTGTATTCATTAGTAGTATTTCCCTTTCCTGTGGTCTTTGCTAACGCTATTCTTGACAATGCTTTCTGGAAGTTACCATTTTCTCCGTGCGAAAGCTCATCATTCAATTCAATATCAAGCCCGGTTTTCTTTGCTACCATTTCCACAACCGATTTCATGCGATTATCAGATTTATCCAGTCTGTTGTCCATTACAGAACCGCTTCCCATTTTCACCGCCTGCTGCATATCCGAATTTTGAACCACCGGATTTCTGCTGTTCTCTCCCAGATAATACATTTCCAATAAGGTCGATGGTGACATTTCACTTACAATTCTTGCATTTACCGGATTATTCATAATACTTTCATATGACGTTTTACCCAGTTTTCCGGCATTGTAAAATACGGCTGCTGATTCCAGGTATGTAGGCATACTTTCCCCATTGTAATTTTCAATAACCGCATTGGCAGCCTTGGTATCATCAAATGTTGCAGCAAAATTATATAAATTTCTCATGGTAGGATTGTTTATTTCCACCGTCTTGTAGTCCACAATGCTTCCATCTGACAGCTTCACCATGGTTTTCTCCGGTGTACTTTCTGCTATCTCTACTACAATGTTCTGTTTTCCGGTATTCTTATTTACTGCCTCTGTTACTCCTGTCTGATTCCGGCTATACTGTTGCACCGGTGCAACTTTCTGGTTTTCTGCAGTAATACCTTCTGCATTTACCATTCTGTCTGCTACATTATTTGTAGTATTCTCTATGGTGTTTTCTTCCTTTGTGGTAGTGGTATCTGCAGCATCATTCATTAACTTTTGAGCCTGCTGCTGTGCCTGTTCCTGTTCAGCTCCTTTTCTGACAAATCCCTCTGTTATAACCTTGTCCAGATTTACGTCTTCACTATTTGCCATGTACTCTATAATCTGGCTCATCTGCAAATCTGTAATATTATCTGCTTTTACTGTATCAGCAATCTGCTTTGCAGTAGAATTCTCCGGCATCTGTTCTGCTGTTTCCAAGATAGTATCTCTCATTGTATTATCCTGGTTAATTGTCTTTCCCATTTTATGATACTGTACAGAGTTCACAGTATTTGCGACTCCACCAAATACAGCACCGGAAATAGCACCGGCTACGAAGTCCTTCCCTACTTGGTTCCAGAACTGCTCATTAGCCGCTGCTTTTGCTTCGTCTTCTGACATTCCATTTTTCATATATTCTTTTACGTTTGTGCTGTATTCAGATAATCCGCCATTAATCATGCGGTCTGCTGCTTCATCTGCAAAATCGGTAAATACTTCCTCACTGCCCTCGATTCCAGACTGGGCAGCCCAATCCAATATCTTTTTCTTAAATGTAGTTTTGGTTGGATTCTCCGCCATGCCATATAAATGGTCTAAGCTCAGCTTTTCAAATCCTGCCTCTGCTGCTGCATTGGCAATTCCAATAGCTGCTGCTTTATTTGTATCTACGCCACGCTCGGATGCATCCACATATGCCTGAGAGCCAGCACTTGCCGCCATGATTCCAAGAGAAACCGGTTCACTTCCTGTTGCCATGGCTGCGGCCGAATCTGCCATACTCATTCCAACATCGTATACGAACTTTCCTATTGTGGAATCAATGTCATTTGATACTGCTTCTCTTCTTCGGTTTCTCGACTGTGTGAATCGAGCGGAATACGGGTCATAAGGTGTATAGGCTTCATCTCCTCCGAAATAGTTCTTTGCCGAATGACCCAACTGGTCTACAAAGTCCGCTCCAGAAAGCAATGAATCACCTACAGACGTAGCAGATTCCTTTGCATTAATGAGGAATCCTTTTAATCCTTCCTGCTTTGTTTCCTCTTCCAGTTCTCTCCGTTTCTTTGTATCAATCTGGCGATTATGAATCCAGGAATAGTATTCTTCCATATCATCAGCGTTAATTCCCTGACTTTCCAAGTTTTCTTTTGCGCTGTTATATGCCTTTTCTAATTCGAATGGGTCTCTGCTTCCAATTGTATCTCTTATAGCCTGTTCCTGCTCTGTTGCTTCCTCCTCGTCATGGTCTGTAATATACATCTGCATGACAGCCTGTTCCTGCTCCGGAGTGAGTTTTGCATAATCCTCCGACCATTTCTTGATTGCTTTCTGGTTTTTTCTTACACTCTGCTCATTCTCGTACTTGTCGATTGCTGTATTACCTTCCAGTGCATCATGCTCTTCTGCAGACATGGTTTCCCCGGTTAATCTATTTTTGTATCCTGCGAGCTTTGTATCCTTGGTAATGTTTCTTGCCAGCACTGGACTATCAAAACTACCGTATACCGGTTCATAATTCTTAAGCTTATCTTTATTTCCTTCTTTTTCATCCTTCGCACTTGTAATTTTTGCTGATAATTCTTCATCAGAAAGACTTGCAAGCTCCGGGTCAGATAAACTCTGATAATACTTGTCTATGTAATCTGCGTATTCCTTCGCTGTCTCAGGTTCCTTCTCCGGCATCCAGGATGTGTCCGCCTGCTGCTGTAATGCTTCCTCAATTGCACGTTTTTTAGCACCTTTGAAGGAGCTTACTGCCGCCCCCTGCTTTCCTGTGGTATTTGATGCTGCTTTTGTATTCTCATAATCTTCCACCGTCATAGTTTCTCCGGTTGTTCTATTTCTATAGCCTGCAAGTTTTGTATCTTTTCCGATATTTCTAGTGGTTGTCGGACTGTCAAAGCTACCATATACCGGCTCATAGCCTTCTAATTTCTTTTTGTTTTCTCTTTCCCTCTTTGCAATATCTAATGCTCCCTGCAGGGCACTTCCATTCCTTGACATTGCTTTTGTCGTAGTATTAACCGTATTTCTTGCCTTTTCTAATGCATAGTCCATTGCTTTGCTTCTTTTTGAATTAATTGTATTCTTTGAGAAATTCGCTGTGCCCAACGCAATTGCGCTTTCTCTGTTGCTCTGCGCTCTCTCTATTTTCTGCTGCTTCAGTTCTTTTAAACGTTCCATTCTAGATTCATAGGTTGGGTTATCCGACGTTGCATCACTATTATATTCTGCCTGTCTTTTCTCTTCTTTTAATTCAGCAAGCCGATTCATTCTTTTTTCGTATTTTTTCATAGCTGGTCTCCTTTAATAATGTAATCCATACTGTCTCATCCATGTATCGTGGAGAATGCTCCATGTGCTCTCATCAATTTTTCCTTTACCGAAAAGCTCGTCCAAATATGCTCCGCCTCTCGCACTTCCTCTTGAGATTGCTTCATTTAGATATTCTGTTTTCTTGTCCTCTGATATTGGTATTCTTTTAGAAGTATCAGTGGTTTTACCACTCTTGCTTCCGCTATTTGATTTCTTACTTCCACCGGATCCACTACTTGCCGCTTTTGCTTGTGATAAAGCATACTGTTTCGCCCACTGGTCATCTGCTACCTGGTCTCTTAGCTTCTGGTAGTCGAACTGCTGCTGCCACTGGTCATCTGCTACATTATCTCTGTCTACTTGATAATTGTAATCATTGAGATACTTATCATTTGTCTGTGAATTCTGAAGCGCATTGAATAAATAATCACGGTCATTCTGCCAGTTACTAACTCTCTGCTGATATTCTCCAAAATCATTACCATGAAGGATGTTATATGCATTCAGTGCGTTGCTGGTATCATTCTGCCAGTTCTGGTATCTGTCCTGATACTGTCCATACGCTCTATCTTCCGCCTGTCCCAGTGCAGAATACTCATTATACATATTGGTGAGGTCTGTATTGTATTTATCTAATGCCTGTCCATAAAGATCCGGGATAATATCATTCAGCTTTCCAAGATATGCCTGGTATGCCTGAGAGCCTGCTGTTGCTCCATAACTATTGCCATATCCTCCGGATAATGCTGCCGCCTGTGATGTTGTATCGAGCATTGCCTGTTTTCCCAGATTAGCATACTGCTCCTTGTACTGCTGATATAGCGGATCTGCATTGAAATCGTATGAAAATGGCTTCTTATTCTGAATTCTATTCAATATCGTGTCGATTGCACCCTGATACTTGCTGTTATAGTCACCCGGCTTTGCATTCTGTGTATCTGTATAATTTTTATAAGCATCCTGCACATTCTGCGATTCCTGATAGTCACCCACCTTATTATTCAGATGATTATCAAGATTCGTCTGTGCTGTTCGTGTCCCGTCAGATATTACTTCCTCCCAGTTTTTATGATTCCCCATTGTCCTTACCTCCTATTGATTCTTCTATTGCCGATATCCTTGCATCTACCTGATTTAACGAATAATTCAGTGTATCAGAAAGATTGTATAGAAAGCTCTTTAAGCTCTCTATATTCTGTTCATTTGACATGTTCTCTATATCTACATTTGGATAATCCAATTTAGCCACTTACTGCACTTCCTTCCTGTATCATTTGTGCTATCGAATATACTTTAACTGCGCCTTTTCCGGATAACCTCAGCTTGAAATGGTCGCATCGTTTTATTCGAACCGGCACCTGATATGACCGTTTTTTTGTTCCTGTATATTCCATCACCTTTTGCCAGTTTTCTGAATCATACATTATCTCTATCTTGAAATATGCATCTGCTTCTATCTCAAGCCGGATAACCAGCTCTCTGATATATTTATTATAAATAGAGTCAAGACCCATATCTCCTGTCACTGCATACCATTCCTGATTTTCTTCTTCCTCTCCAACTGGAATTGCTCCAGGATACCACTCTCCCGGATACATATACTGTTCTCCAAACCGATCATCCATCGGAGCTATTGGCATAAATATCTGTTCGTAATTAATTATCCAGATAGAGTTATTCTTATCTAAGAAATACAGTCCGCCATCTGAATATGCAAAGGCTTTCTTAATACCTTCATCTTCCTTTGTCCACATTCCCTTTGTAATGTCATACACATAAGTACAGTAATTACTAAATTCATCTCTCATGCAGACATAATATTTATCACGGTATCCTCCGGCAACTGCATCATAGTACATCTCTGTTCCAAGATTTCCAGATATCTTACTTGGCATACTTCCGTTATATGCGCATATACCATCCCGGCTTTTATAATATAAAACCTCATTTAATACAATCAGGCTCTTTTCCGAACCCAACTGAACGCCACGCATAGGTTTCCATGAAAGTTCATAATTACTCGGTTTATCACCAAATAATCTGTGCATGCCACCCTCTTTAAAAAAAAGTACACTACCGGAATAAGATATTGCACCGGTAAAATCCCCTTCCGAACCCACCGTTGCTGCGTAGCTGTCAGAGGACAGGCCCATATAACATCTCCAGTTCTTTGGGTCTCCTAGCTTGCAAGCATATATTTCATGATTTGTAGAAGAACACCCCCACAACCGGTTATCCATCTCAGTTACAAAATCCATATCCGGGACTGTCCTTGAGATGGTTATATTCTCACTGTTCGTAAATACTTTATTAATCAGACCCATCACAATTACATAATCATCTCCACAACCATACAGAATATTGGATGTGTTAAAATCATAATTGTTATAAATCTCTGCCCTTTTATCTACTCCACTGAATGTAGCAGCATCATATACTTTAAAACCTTTCCCGATACCTGGTGACTGTATCTTTACATAGGTTGTTCCTACGGATACCCATGCTGCAGAATTTTCACTCCATATTTTCATTACAACTGTATTTTCAGAAGTATCTATCCAGTATTCATATTGCGTTTTATCCGGTTCTGTATCACCGGTATATGTTTTCTTTTCAGGAAATACCGTTCCGTCCATTTTGCAAAGCGTAAAGGATGGCTTTGTTGTGGTGGTTACCTTATTTTCCATATCGGTTAATGTTTGGTCATATACGTTGTACATAACCTTATCCGGGAAGACACACAAATATGCTCCCATTCTTACAAATGTTCTTTCCTTATCCTTGCATGATTCCTTTAAATCACACGCTTCTGACTGGTTATAGTACAGCTTATTCTCTGTTACCCACACCAGCTTATCCGTGCCATACAGGCCTTTACAGTCTGTAAGGTCCCGCAATTTTCCTCTCGGTATTCTCGGAGACAGTATCGGATAATAATCCACCGTCATATTTTTCATATCCGAGAATTCCCCGTCTTGTATTCTTCCATTGGCATTGTAGCCGCCAAATGCACTCAGTACCTTGGTTTCCGACCTTGTACTTTGAAGTTTAGGTAATCTCATATGTCACCTCTCTAATACATTGTTGCCCTTAAAGAGCTTTTATGTGTCCGGTACCAGTAATTAGCAAAATCCTGGTATTTCTGATTAAACATAGCTGCTGAATTTGCGTATCTGTCCATTTCATTGTTATAATAATCAATCTGGCTCATAAGCCACTGGACATATAAATTGTCATATGGGGCAGGCACAAGAAGTTCTTTATCCATATCAGCTTCTGTATAAGGCTCTACCACTACATCCTCTTCACGTTCTCTTACGTTCAGGATCTCAATAGCAATTCTTTTATCCAATTCAGTGAGCCAATCTAACTTTTCGTTATCCTCATAAGTATTTGGTTCCAGATCATCCACCTTTGTTATTGCTTCATTTACCTTCATACATGTCTCTCCTTCTAAAAAAGAGGCACAACAACGCTGTGCCTCTCCTCGTTTTAATGGAATCTCTTATTAGTTTAAAGCCTTTCCTTTTGCAATAAGTTCCTGCTGTCTTCTCATTGCAAGCTGATCCATTTCTGTACTGTTTTTCAGAACTTCAAAGATTGGTTTCGGAATGGTTACCTCTTCCCCTCTTTTAATTCTGTAATTATGTCCATTTAAAGATACGAAAATGTCTCCTTTTTCACCATCCAACGGTGCCATAAACTTAACATTTTCTTTCCATGGATCCACTTCTTCTACTGTTTCTGCCGCATCCATTACCTGAGTTTCTTCTGCTACTTTCGTTTCTTCTACTACTTTTGTTCCTTCTGTTTTTGCTCCCATACAGTTGCCTCCTAGTTTGCTTCTACGCTTCCGCTGAATTTTGATGTTGATTCAATACGAATCATATACTGCTCTACCAGACGTTCTGCTGTCTTAATTGCTTTCCATCCTACCGTGGAGCGCTGGTTTAATGGGTCCTCTCCTGCACCTGCCGGCTTGATAATCATCTGTAATGCTCCGCCATCAATACCGGTTTTGGCATACGCATGTGCTCCAAGTACTAATGTACCAAATACTGCAGTATCTGCCGGGCATCCTGTGCCTTTCCAAATTTTTGCGTTAGAAGTAGATACAAAACGTACACTTCCAATCTTTCCAATTTCTCCTTCAAAGATTGCTTCTGGTGATGCATATTTATGTACGTCAATCCATTCCTCGTTGCGCATAAGGTCATATGCTGCGTATGGATGAATGATGGCTACATAAGATTTCTGAATTTTTGGAGCATTCATTGCTTCAAGCATAGCTGCTGCACGGAAGAAGATTTCCGGTGTCAGCTTGTCTGCTGCTGTTAACTGGGCTCTTGTTGCTCTGTCTCCAACAATTAATACGTTGGTGCCCCCGGCCATAACGTCTCTTGTTACATTGTCCAATGTCAAGCCTGCCTGAGCTCCTAATACTTTTGAAGCCTGCACAACATTGTTGTCAATGGCTGTAAGATCCAGTACGTCAGAAATTGTGATGTAATCTCCATACTGTTTTACCGTGCTTGTAACTGTACTTACACTTAAGCTATTTCCATCCGGTGTCACACCTTCTGTAAGTGGTGTATTCGCCGGTTTCAAAGAGTCATACTTTCTGAACTCAATCTGTTTACCACCATTTTTAGGAATTGGATAATCATCTCCAAACTGGTCATGCACCAATTCTGGGGATGCTTCTTCAATTAATTCCTTTTCGTAAAAAGTTTTATTTTCTGCTGACAGAGTGGATGTACCAGTTGTCTGCGTATTCGGGTCTGCAAAAAACTGCAAGATATTTCTGATTTTCATATATATTCCTTTCTGAATTACGAGAAAGAAATACGTTCTCCTTTGAGTGCTCTCTTCTCGTATTCTCTCATCTGCTCAGACGTTAAATTTCTAACATCTACTTTCACTGTTCTTTGAGAACCGGAAGATGCTGCACCTTCAATTGGTCTTCCACTCTTTGAATTGATGCTTTTTACTACATTGTTTTTTGCTGTTTCTGCTGCCTGCGCCATTCCATATGTCATAATCTCATCATGGTGTGTGGCCATGTAAGCAGCTTCAATGCTTCCACCAACTTTAAGAATTGCCGTGAAGTCTGGATTTGCAAGTTCCTCATTAAGGTTAAAGTCCATGTTGTACTTCTTTCTTAATGCATCCGCCTGCTGTGTCCACTGTGCATAAATCTGCTCGCCTTCTTTTTTCTTCTCCAACTGTTCCATTGCTTCTGTCAGTTTCTTGTTTTCCAGTTTTACCCGGTTTACTTCCCGAAGCTGGTCTACAGACATTCCATGTCTTGCTGCTTCATCTTCCAGAAGTGCATTGTCCTGCTGTACTGCTCTTACGAGTCCTTCCACATCATCCGCTTCAAGACCATAACGCATAGCAAGCTCTCCCATGATTGGAGTCATTGCATCATACTGTTTCTGCAAGTTACTGATTGTTTCATTCGATTTTTTCAATCTGTCCTTAACGATTCCTTCTGTACGCTTTCTATATGCGTCTCTGTAATCGCCCTTAATCAGTTCCTCGAAGGCTTTTTCTGTGTCTTCCGGTGTTGTCGCATTCTGCGACGTTCCAGCGTCGTCCTGGTTACCTGTTCGACCGTCTGTGGCTCCGGCGTTGAGCCCTTCCGCCTGTCCTGCTGTTCCTTCTGCTCCAGTTGAAGCTGCGCCTGCTCCACCTTCCGCAAAAAACTGCAAGTTAAAATATTTTTTTCTCATACTTTCGTCCTTTCCGAAGTGCCATGTTTTTTTTTAAAACCACTTGCACTATATCAATTTATTTTTTTTGCAACTCCCAATTTTTGCCACAAATGAAATATTTTTGGGGAAATTTTTTTCAATGATTTTATAGCCATTAAAAATTGTTTCTAATACTACTTCTGTCTCTTTGGCCCAGTCCGTTATTTCCATTCTGCATCTCCCGGATTCTTCCATTTCCAAGGCCGTAATTTTTACTTTTCCTGTTGCCTGCTGCTTTTGTAATTCCTCAAGAAGCGTAAATAAAAGGATACTGCATGCCGAGCACACAATATCCTTTCCTGCTTCTGCATAGTCAGCATGGCCTTCCATTTTTATTTCCATCAGGTTTTCTTTTTCTCTCACTCTGACTTTAAGCATATCTTTCTCCTATACTGACGTAGAGTTTCTAGTTGCATGCGCCGCCTGGCTTGTTAATGAGCCATTGCTATTCCGGTTAAGCACCGACTGACTCTGTGCCATAGGTTCTTCTGTCTGCTGCATTGCAATCTGTGCATTTCCCGCTATTCTTTCTGCATAATTCGTTGTTCCTCCGCTCGACATATCTACTGCCTGTGCCAGCGCAAGAGCCTGCTGCTGCATCTGTAAGTAAAGGTTGTAATATGTCTGGGATTTATTTAATCTCTGCTTCACCTCGTCTTTTCCGTCAAAGTCCATCATATCCAGACATCCGATAGTCATTTCTGCATTCTGCGGATTAAAAAATCCAAGGTTATAGAATTGTAATGCAAGCTGATTCTGTGTCTCCCTGGTGTATGCGCTCTGCTTTGCTGGTACAACCTTAACATCGAAAATAGGGACTCTTTCTGACTGTTCCTGTCCAAATCCGGTATCCATTGTCTGTCCTTTTAATGTGCTATTATCAAACGTCACATAGTCTGTCTGTCCGGTTTCTCCGGTAATTCTGAATTCCCTTGGCTCATCGTAAAACTGTCTGATAAGCTCAATCACCAGATAACATATCTTAGTAAATGCTCTATAATCTGCTCTGTTTGCATCCCTAGACAATTTGCCGGACGCTTCCTGAAGACTTGCAATTCCACTTGCCGAAGTAACATTAGAGGTCTGTCCCTGTGCTGCCGCTGTATTTCCCGACGTATCCTTCAATTCTTCAATTTTATTATTCAAAATGGTTTCATAAATGCCAGCCATCGGTGTCGATGTGATCTGTCGAAAAGCATCCTCTCCCAAGTTTCCGCTAAAGTGCACAAGTGACTTTGAAAAATCGCAAAAATCATTTTCATTCAGCCCCACATCGTCTCTGACCGCCCATCTTGGCTTTGCCAGTGACAATCCATTTTCCAAAATACCCTGCTGCATCTTATCTATGTATGCCTGTGTATCTTTCATGACATCCACATATCCAAATCCACAGACACTGCTCTCGATTGGAAACAATACATCAAACACAAATGGATATAGTCCATGATCATACAGCCCTGTATATTTTAATTCCTCGTCATTTTCTGTCGCATAGAGCACTTTCCCATTGCAGAATTTGCAATAATGCAGCACGTTCTTTCTTTTAATCAATCCATTATTGTCTTCAAGTACAATCGTTTTTTTATAATACCAGTCTACAACCGCAACCTTCTCTGTATTATCTTCCGCATCCGTCTTTATGTACTGTGTAAGACTGATATCACTACCTGCCTTTATCTCCTTATCTGGATAAGCAGCCTTTATGTCCTCTACGTCTTCCATGGATACATAGAATACATTCTTCGACCTCTGAATATCTTTTACTCCTGGTTCCCAGAAGAGATTCATAATATCTACATTTTTTATTGATATGTCTCCTAATCCATTGTCTTTTGAACCATCCCAGAATACGCCTGTTACACAAGTTCCATTTTTTAATTTGTACCATCCGCAATCTGAATACGTCTCTTCAAATTCATTTCGTTCCAGTATAACCGGTATGATTTCTGATAAAGCCTTCGCTGCTCTTTCATCATTCTTTTCTCGTGGAAGCACATTTGCTTCTGGAAAATTGTCCATGATGTCAGCATGCTTATTGGCAAGTGCGTTGAAAAGCCATGCCGACCGTGGTTCTATCCTTTTCTCTGCTTCCTCTTCCTGTTCTTTTCTCGCATAATCCCAATGCCTTAATCTCCACCATTCCTCATTTTCCACAATTGTATTTTCAAGGTTCTTTTTTCCAGCATGATATTTCCTCAATACTTCTGCTGCTTCTTTCACATCGTCGTCCGTGATCACATCTACCGTCCGCTCTTCCGGTATCTCTTTTTCTTCTGATTCCGTCTGAATTAATGTGTCCTGCTGTTCTTTTTCCTGTTGCACCGGTGCAACTTCTGTTATTTTTCCTTTTTTATAAGCCATCTCTCATCCTCCTAAATATTTAATATCTGTACTCCTTGGCTTCTTTTTTGCTCTTTGAACATATCTAGTGGGTCGAATGCCGGTTTTTTTTGTAATACATTTCCTCTCGGAGCAATTGGGTGCTCCATAAGCACATATCTGCATTCATCATAGATGTGGTCTTCTTCTGTTGTGTCAATATCTTCCGGAATTGTCTCGCTATATGTAAGGTTTTACTTCTGCAATCTCTTTTCTGGTCATTTCAGACGATATGAGATCTACTACCT